TTAGGTAATTTTTTTTCTGCCCTAGCAATTGCAGATATATTTTTAGATCTAACACTATTAATTATAACTGAATCATCTTGTATAGTATTAAGTGGGCCAGTAATTTCCCATATTATTTCAGCAGCTAAATATAATGATGGATCTATTCTGGCATTCTGATATTCGTTATATGTTTTTTTATTTACTTCATAAAATTTAAATTCATTGATTTTTTTAAGTATATATCTATTTATAAATCCATTAACTATATCTTGTTTTGTAATAACAACATTATATGTTTTAAATGGATTGTAGTCTAAGTTTATATTAGAAATATTATTATATGCTATAACGTTTGGATGTTGATTTTTATATGTAATTAATTTTATAGATTTTTGTTCATTCCATGTAGATTCGCTATAAACTTCACCTGTTGTATATTTGTGATATAATCCTATATATTCTATATTATCAGATGTCATATATTCTAAACCTGATGTATACAGATTTGAAATTATTTCATTGGCGCTATAATATGCTTTTACTCTCATTTACGATTCAATCCTTGGTCTCATAATACATCGAATTTCAGTTTCCCATACTCCTGTTGCTGATACAACGTGATTTATTGACAATATACTAAATACTGTATTATTTTTATATCTAGCAGGTAGACCATCAAATTGTAAAACGTCTCCATATCTAAATCCATTTATTCCTTCTATAGTAAATTTTGCATCAAATGGTATAACAGGCGCTTTAAATTTATTAGTATCTATTATAGTTTCAGTAGGATATTGAATATAATTTTTTAAAGCTGTTTGTAATACTTTTATATTTTCATCAGTTTGATCAGTACCGTATTTAACTTGAGCAGAAGTCAATTCACTGACATATCGTATATGTGTATTTTTATATGTTGTTTCTATTTTTCGTTTTTCTGTATTATTTATTATATTACCAATATGTTCACTTCCATCACTAACTCTTTCTATTGTATTTGCACTATACATGTATGATAAAAATGGAGCAATATCAGATTCTGAAATTTCTGCAGAATCCTGATTTAACACGTACGCCAATGTTGATACATCGCTTGGAAGTTTTCCATTAAACTCAAATTCTTTTACTACAGTACCATTCTCGTTATTAGCAAACATAGGAATAGAAAATTCTTTTGGAACGTCGCTAAATCCTTTTGTATTATTACTGTCATAATATAATAACGCATTTTGATTTTCTGGATGTGTTATTAATGACATAGCATATGCCCCACCAGATGCTTCATATATTTTATTACTCACCTGTTTAATAAATTCATTAACACTATCTTGCAAAGTAACTTTTAATGCATCTTGTATAAACTTTGTAGAAATATAAATTAATGTTGAGTGGGCAACTATGTTTTGGCCTTGTTCATCAGTAGACAGAAACTTAGGTTTAACATTCTTTAATTTACCATACCATGTTCTAGGCCCATAATTATCTTGGTTAGGAAATAATATATTATCTGGATCTGCAGATATTAAATTAGGATAATACTTACATGTATTAACATCACGAGACATTATTATTTTAGTAGAATTACCAGTTACTGATTTTATTTTTATAAGTATAAATGTATTAATAAATTCTATTAATGATTTTAATGATATATATTCATTATATTGTTGTCCTGGATATGGTTCTCCCCATATATAACTAATATCTTTATTTATTTCATCAGATTTATCAATATATACACCTAGTAAAGTTGTTGAGCCTGGTTCATTATTATCTTTACTTTTTTGGGTTAAAATTGATCTATTAATTATATCCATAAATTTAAATTCTATGGATGTACCAAATAGCGACTCATTATTGTCTAGAAACCCTTTACTATATTGTTTAGCAGCTGCAGAGTTTGAAAATTTGTTTAATTTAAGTCTGGATCTAATACCCGATGGATCTAGAGTTGTAGAATTAAATTTACTTGGAACAATTGTAGGAAATTTAAATGAATCATATTTTTTCAATGAGTCCACTGCTGCTCCAAATTTATTAGTAAAATTTGCTAATGGATTTGGAGGTTGGCCAACTATATATGATCCAAATAAATTAGATTTTCCACTTTTTCCTAAATCACTCATTATCATTGATACATCAGTGTATACACTTGTAGTACCACGTACAGTTAAACTAATTGATACACTAGCATCTTTTTGGTAATTTAATGTAAATGAAACAATTAATCCATCAAATATAAACGAATTCATTTTTTGACGCTTACGTATTTCAGGAGGCGTTATACCAGGATACAATGCTTCTAGTTTTTCAGTAGATGGCATTATTTTATCTGTTAATAATCCTTCAGTTTCTTCTTGTGTAAGTATTGCTGTTTTCGGATGATCTACAACTATATTTACTGCACGACCGGGTCTTAAATATACAGATTCAAAATAATTTAAATCGCTATCAGGATTAGGTACAGTTATATTAATGTTAGCTGTTTGCATTACGCCTAGTGAATCATCTCCAATTTGCATCTCCACACCAGTTAAATATGGCGGTATTCTTTTTGAAGTATTAGTTCTAGAACTTAATCGAATCCCGTCTCCAAAACCATTAGTTGAAATTGATGAATCAGTGATTGCTGTTGTTCTGTCTGATAAAAATCCATTTGGACCTGTAGGTAGATATTCAGCAGTCAATGATTTAGCACCCCCTAATACTGCAGGAATTATTGGAGTTTTACTGTCTATTACTTCTTTTGTTGGATCATCAGGATTAGGGATATATTTAATATCGAATGGTGTTAGTGTAACATTGGCAATTTTACTAACCATGTAATTAACGTCTGCAGTTGTTTTGGTTTGTTTTCCGGCACGCCCTCGAGCAATTAGTTCTAACTGCAAATTAAGATCTACTTCTGAATATCCAATTTCGCTAGTAGCCATTTATCTTGCCTTATTAGTTTGTACAACTCGATCTAAAAAGTCTGTTTTAGTTGGTATTCGCAATTTAGTATTACCAGGAACAATTAATGTTCCCTTTCCTAATCCATTAGCTGCAGCAATAACCCACCACAATGTAATGTCTTGATAAAATGTATTTGCTAATTTGTCTAAACGATCTGGTGTAGTTGTAATTATAAATATATCATTCGGAGACGGTGGGATTGATGGAAATATAGTGGTAGCTTTTCGTTGTTTACCATTATCGTCTTTAATTATATCTGTTATTGTATATCTACTCATTGTTAATCTTTTTATATACCTGTAGAAGTATCTACATTAGCTATCGGTTTGTCTTTGTTTCGTTGTTCTTCAAATATTTTTTGTAAGTCGCTAGAGTCTACACTACCATTGTTTTTTGTATCACTTAACCAATTATCATTGCCTGGTAGTGGTAATCCTGTTTCACCGTCATGACGTTTAGCCAATGAATAAAACTTACCGCCTTTTTGTGGTAACCAATCCGTGATAGGTGTGAACTGTAAATTAACTTGTATTTTATGTGGAACTTGCATCATTTGTGGATCTTTTTCAATGTTAATATCCCACGTTGTGTCATTATCCATTAACGAATATGATATACTTTTTAATATAACAGGTTGTTGATTGAATAAATCTCCTATTGTTATTCTCATCCATGGACCAACTAGGCCTAGATTGTTACTGTCATTTGTATATTCTGGTGCAGTGTATCCTGCTAAAGCATTTAATTTTCTCCATATGGGTTTAACTTCATCTCGATCCGTTGCAAATACAATAAAGTCTACATTTAACTCTCTTGAAAATCCTTCATATTGATAATTTTGATCTCCTCTACCTATAAGTTGAAATCCATTCCATGAAGCATTAAAATTATCTGATAGTGAAGTTATAATAGCTCGGAACACTATGATATCATCCTTTGTAGCTGTGAATGGGTTTTCGTCTAATGTTCCTGCATGGAGTTTAGGACCAGTAAAGAAAAATTTAATAAAGTCAGCAGTCTTGCCAGCTCCCGTAAAATCACTAATGGCGCCTAATATTTCATTTGCAGGTTTAGGCAACCAACGATATGCATCTTTTAATGATCTTTGACTAAAATCTATAACATTGACTTTATCACCACGAAATGGTGTTGCTTTAGATATTATATTTCTAGTTGGTGCCCATGAACCTTTATCTTGACTAAAAAGTTTTCGATTTTTTTGTGATCCAGCTAATCCAGGCGCTATACTTTGAAGAATTGTTCCACCTCTCCATTGTGTAGCTACATGACTTTGTGCTGTAAAATCATTTCTTAACGCATATGGATTACCATGATCACCCATACCATATAATGTTTCCACGTTAAACAATGAATATGGACCATATGGTGAAATTGAAGCTGCAGCGTATCCTGCAGATCGAACTGAATTTTGAAATCCACCGCCATCTGTTTTTTTAGTAAACAAGGTTCTTGCAGAAGCTGCAGTACCATCTAGACGTTTAGTGAACAATGCTGTAGGATTTTCACCAAATTTTCTGGCTCTAAAATCTGGAAACTTTAATCCTATATTATCGGTAGACTTCATTGCTTCTAATGATGAAACTGCATATGCTGATTTAATAGAATAATTTTTTGATGCATCAGTTAAACTTTGTCCTATTTGTCCAACAATTGGTATGCCAGTTAAACTACCAATTGCCCCAATAGCAAATCCCGTAGCTTTTTGTGTAATACCACCTATAGTAATATTTGTTGTTTTAGCTTGAAGTGGCGACCAATTGGCGGCATTTGGATATGTAGTATTTGGTATATGCATTATATTCGTTTCCTTCCGTTCATTGCAGTTTCGCCCATTACGTTACCTGCAGATAATCTACCAGCTATTATTCTCAATAAGCTGTTTGTTTCTGCCATTGATGTTACTGCGCCACCATTTGCCATGCTTACTGGTGTATTATTAATTTTATCTAACAATCCTCGATTTCTTCGGGTTGACGCTGCATTAATAACATATTCTCCGTCTGACAATCGGGCAGGTATACTATCCGATGTTCCTGTTCCTGCACCTGATATATATCCTCCCGATGCTTTTGCTACTGGTTCTGAAAAAGTAGGTAATATGCCTTGGACACCGCCACTTGCAATTGCACCAGCAATTTTAGATATTTTACTTAAGACAGGTCCTGCAAGTGCAAGTTTATCGATGAATACACCTGCTGATCCCAACACTTTAACAGTAGCTCCTTGTGCTAAAGTGCCTCCAATACCCTTAAGGACATTAAAGGTTTTATCTAGTTCTGCATTAACTCCAGCTAACGCCTGTTTGCCAGTTCCAATTGCTTCTTGACCTTGCTTTATTATATTTTTATCTATACTGTCTAATTTTTCTAATTGTTTCTGTGCAGGTGTTCTAACGTCTGCAGCATCCATGATTTTCTGGATTTCTGCTTCACCAACTTTTCCTGATGATATCAATGAAGCTTCTAGTTTGTTTAAATCACCTTTTGCTTTGGTTATTAGTTCATCAACGCCTAATCTTTTAGTCATTGCTAATGTGTTTTTCATTTCCATCAAACTAGCTGCATCTGTTCCAAATATTTCAGCAGCTTTTTTTCTTGCAAGAAAATTGTTATCTAATTCAGTGCTATGATCTTCTAGATATTGTTGCATTAACTCAGCTTGTTTAACACCATTTCCTTGAAGTTGTGCCATTCTGAATGCATTGGTTAAACTTTTGCCTTCACGCGTTAACATTCGTTTACCAGTTAATTGTTGATATTCAAATTCTGCACCAATACTAGATTCAATGTTAAGCATTGATTCACCAGATTTATTAAGATCTGCCATTGTTGTACCTAATAGCCTAGCTTTCATTGTTGCTTGTTCTAGTTGACCAGGTATACGTCCAAACTGTGCTACTGTATCTGCACCCATATCTGCAATGTCTGATGTTATTTGCGATATAATCTGAGTTTTATCCATATCCAACGCATCACTAAAAGTTCCAGCAACTTCACTTATCATTGCTATACTCTGAGCACCAGTACGTCCTAGACCGGCTGCATATGATTCAAATTTTTCAGATTGTTCTGCAGTCAATGCAAGATTAGTTTGTAAGAACTTTTGAGTTTTAATTAACTCTTTTACTACACTTTTACTTACTTTTCCAGCAGTAATAAATCCACCGGTGATTTTTCCTAGACTTGCTGCATATTGTTGTAGTTTCTTATCTCCTAGTACTACGTCTATACCTCTTAATTGTTTTGCAAAATTAAATGCAGATTTGGAACTCATTCCAAATTCCGTAGATAAATCTTTACTAGCTTCGAATATAGCCCCTACACTTTTAGCAGCTGTTTCTGCAACCTTAGAAAATTCATCAAATAAACCTCTTGCTCGACCAACACCATCACTTAATTTAGCAATTTCACCGGTTGAAGAAATTGAGCTTTCTGCAAAATCTGTTAAGGTGGTATTTAATCCTCCGAGTATCGTCGACAGTTGATTGTACTGATCTTTTTGTTCGGGTGTAACTCCTAATCTTTGTTGTTGTTTTAATTGATGAATTAGTATGTGATTTGGAGTTTTCAATAGCCAGTTCTTTATTATAAATATTTATCAACTACATTTTGATTCCGGGTGAATGTATTTTATTTTTAGATCGGTGAATTTGTTCTTCTCGTTCTGCTGATTCGTCACTTCGTAGTTTATTGATTCTACTTATCCATAATTTTCTAATTCGAAGTGGCATGGTGTAAATATCTTCAAAACACCAACGACCTTCGCCAGCCCATAAAAGATCAAATAATTGATTGTGAAAATATACTTGATGTTCTGGTTTAAAACCAAAAAAGGTTTGCGTTAAATTGAAAGGTGGCATCTATAGTGTCTCCATCTGCACCTATAACCGTTGTATTATAATTGATACCTGGAGCTGTATCTGTAATATATTTTTTAAATTTTCTACTATCAATAGCTTTAAAATCATATTTTAAATAATCATCTATTTCATGTGGTGATGTTTTTCCATTCACTGATTGTATAGATACCTTTAAAAATGATGATGTTAATTTTTCTGAGTTTATATTGAATTGATCAATTGAATTTAAATATTTAAATTTAATTACATCTTTAGTATTGGAAATTGTATAATCAAAATATCCATTTTCATCTGAAACTAAATCAAATAATTTATGATTTAATTTTGACAAATCCATTGTACCAGTAGTTGGTTCTTTTGTTTCTGGGTTTGTTACTACTACTTCATATTCAACGCCATATCCTAATATTCTAGCAGATATTATCAACCATTCTTTATCTCCAGATGTTAATTCATCAATATTAACGTTAGGCGTAACAATCAATGCTTCAAGAAGTTTATTAAATATAACTCCTTCTTTAATATAACTACTATTAGATAGTATATCTTCATCATATGCTGTCATATGACGCATTTCAACTTTACCTGTTCGTAAAATAGATGTTTCTGCATATACATTACCATTAGATGGTAGAGTTATTATGTTTGACGGAAATTTGCTTGTTTGTTTTTGGCTTTCATATTGTTGTTTTGCTAATTCAACAATTTGTTTATTGTCTAGACGATCTGTAACTTTACTCATATATTGTTCCTTCTTATAACTTTATTATAAATATATACAAACACAAAAAATGGGTAAAAATTAATCTACCCACTTAAATAATATATAATTGTTATTTTTAGAAATTTAAGAATGCCCAATCGTAACGAAGAGTTAAGTCAATTGTTACAACTTCTTCTTGAGACCAATCTAAATCACCAAAGTTAGTAGTAGTAATAAAAGCACCTTTTAAAATCCATTCTTCAACCTTTTCTCCTAGTGGTGAAAGTGATGTCAATGTTATTTCTTTTTTATACATTGAAGAATATCCATCTCTACCAGTAACAGATTCATGATGTAAACGTACCCAATCCATAACGGCTTGGCCGGCACTTGGAACAATTGGATCATATAGACTTATAGATAAAGTATTCCATTTTGATTTACCTTTAACATATCTTTGAACATTAATGTGGTCTAAAGTTATTTCACCATTTTCTAAACTAGGTTTATTAGCTGATTTAATTAGATATGCAGGAATGCCTTCAATTTCCATGATAAATTGATGTTTTTTCTTTGGTTCCCATGAATAAGCGTTTTGCCAAAAATTATTATCAATACCATAATCAGCAAAATCTGTTCCAGGATTTGCGGTGTTTAATCTATCTTCTAATGCCATATTTTTATTCCTCTTATTTAATATAAATATATCGAACAGTAAAAAAGGCAGAACCAAAATCCTGCCTTTTATGTATTTTTTAAATCCTATTCAGGAAATGCTGCACCCGTAGGTTGAATGTTAAAGTCTAATACAATAAACTCAGCTGTTCTAGTTGGTTGCAAAAATATCTGTCCATACATAATATTTCTATCAATTACATCTGGAGTATTATTTGATTCATCCATTACTACACGAAATGCTGACAATCCTTGTTGTGCTCTTACTTGTTCTAAATAAGGATTTACAATGCTTAAGAATCTTGTTCTTGTTGCTGATGTATTTTGTTCAAATACTAAATATTTTGTAGATGAAGCAATAAACTTTTTCACTGCAATAAGTAAACGACGAACATTAACACGATCTAACGCACTCGGACGAGCTTGGAGTGTCTTTTGTCCCCAAACACAAATTCCTTCATTAGGGAAGTTTGCTATAGGATTAACACGGTTTTCATACAACTCATCTCTGTTTGCTTGAGTTAAATTTTGATACGTTCCAATTGCTGTTGTTAATCCACCTCTAGTTAATCCAGCTGGAGCATACCATGGTGCAGTAACTGCATCATTAAATGCTAATACTCCAGGTAATACTACCGATGGTGGAACATATATTGGTTTATTTTTTGAAACATCAATAATACGTACCCATGGATAATATGTTGCAGCATAATTACTATCAATATTGGTTACTTGTTGAACTACAGTAGCAATATTATCTGTTAATGCATTGCTATCCATAATATAAAATGCATCTTGACGTTGTTCCACTAAATTACGAGCTGCACTAGTTACTAATGGATGTATACTATCAATAATACCAGGTGTAATTAACATGTTCATATCATAAAAATCAGTATTGCTTAATAATGAAAATGCTTTATTATACGATTTAGTTCCACCCGTAGATGTTGTGCTACAATCAAATCCAAATGTATTAGTAGATTTTATATTTGTTCCTGACAGTTTAGGTAAATTAGGACGAGCTCCATCAAAACCACCTTGCAGTGGTACTATAAATTTTCTGGTATTAATTGAAACGTTAGCTGTAAGTGTATTAGCATTTAATGCGGCAGTTATTGATCCTGTATATGGAGCTGCTAAAGTTGGAAATGCTGATCCAGAATCTTGAATCATATCACCTAAATAAAAGCTAGTATTATTACCAGCTGTTTTACCTAATGTTGGTAATGGTGCTAAATAATTTAGATTATTTAAATTATCAAAATTAAATCCAAAATAATTTTTACTGTTAAATGTAGTTTGAACTTGTGTTGTTCTATTAGATACTGCAGTAAGATTAACAGATCCACTATACATTGGTATTGGCGATGATAATGCTGCATTACCAAATGGTATTAATATTTCGCTATTTGTTTTACCAGATACACCTGCTGCAACTTCTACTCTAATAAATTTAGATAAATTAGGATAATCACCATTTATACGTAATTCTCCTGCGGAAGTTATTGTTTGAAATCTATCACCTATTACTCTAGAAATATATCTAGGTGAATCTGGATCTAAATTTAAATTGATAAATTGCTCTACTATATCAGGTGTAGCATCAGTATCGTCTGAATCGTATGGTGTATTAAAAAGATTATTAGTATTAACTCGTCTTACTTCTATAGAAAATGTTCCATAACCATTTGGATCTGAAACTTCACTAGCTAATCGAATATCTCTAATTCCAATTTTAACTTCGGAGCTAACTGATGTACCATGTGATAATGTATGAAATTTAAATAGATTTTTTACAGTAGTACCAATTTTTTGTGAAGTAATAAATGGTGTAGCTGCTGTTTGAAAATCTTGCAAAAATGCATAACTAGATGTTTGATGTAAAGACATAGTAACTTGACCAAGATTGCTAAATGCTGAAGTTGCATTTTTATCTTCATATTTAACATATACTGGATAATCCAATGACTTTGGAGATCGTCCAAATGTTTTAGTTATATATGTGTTATCAGTTGATAACAATGATGCAGACACACCTACTCCTGTACCTGCTAAGAATGCACTAAATCCTGGTACGGTACTGTCAGTAGCAAATGTTCCTGACACTATTAAATTAAATGATCCTGTTGCACCACCATTATTTTCTAATACAGAAGTTTCAAAATAATTTGCATTGACTACGCTTCCTACTCCTAATACTGCATCAGTTGGATGAAGAAGATGAGTTACTCGTTTTACTGATCCAGATTCGGCAACAACAGCTAAAGCTCCATTTGGAATGGCATAACCATCTTCGTATAATAGTCTTGTTACTGTTATTACATTTCCATTTCTTAAATAGTCATTGACTACAAATGGAATGTATGACTCATCTGTATATGATCCAAATATTTGTTCAAAATCTCCAAACGATGTGATTTGGGTTGGTATTAGTGCAGGACCTTTTACTGTTGGTCCAACAATTGCAGCACCAATTTGTGCTACTCCACCAGCTAAAAACGATTGATCTACCTCATTCGTAAATACGCCTGGCGAAACTATTCTTTCTGCCATTTTAATTCTCCTATAATTATTTTCTTATAAATATATATAAGAAGTGTCAAACCTATGACTCTGTAAAGGTGCCTGCTTCTATATCTATTGATCCATCACCGTAACGTTCTTTTAATTTTGCCATTAAATCAGTTTCACGCATACGAATAGTTTCAAATTTAGCTAATTCTTCATCATGTAATCTTGCAATTTCGTCTAATCTTGTTTCCAATGTAAATCGTTCAATTGAAATATTTCCTATAAAATTTGCATTGTCTGCATATTGTTGACGCAATGATTGTATTTGTTCTAAATGCTCTTTGTCCAGTTTTCTTGTTGCCATATTTATA